ATTTTGTATGTAAATATCCTGTGCGATTTTGACGAACTGAATGAATTTATCCGTATCGACGTTGCCACCTAACGCGGTTAAACGTACTAAATCGTCTCGTGTTATTAAAAGTGCTTCTGCCATTATCGTGCGTCTCTTGGTAGGTTTTTGTTTCGTGGGCTAAATCCTTTTTTAGGTAGGTTGTTAGGGTAAACACTTACCTCGTATGGATTCGTTACTTTGTAGCCCTTAATTTCCGCCGCTCTCGTTCCTATTTCTTTATATCCTTCTTCGATTTTATTTAAGTCTAACATAAAAGTAACCCGCGCCCATTTGTGATGACATCGCGGGCCGCCTTTAAACCTGAAAATATCGTAAGTATTTGCGCCACCTTCACCAAAACCCGGGTTTACCGCTCGGTTACTCATCATATCAATATCTTCCTTTCTGAAAAGCCTATCAGTATTCGACATCATAGCCGAACAAAAGTCTCTTTCGGGTTGTGGATTACCCGTGTATTTGTAGCGCACTTTAAAGTACTTCAAATCGCCTACCTTCCTATCCTGTGAACTCTTTAAGTTAGGCATCGGATTCCCCGTTTGAACCAAGTTAACCAACTTACTAAGCAAACTAACCTTAGGTTCGAATTCCGTTTCGGCGTTTAAAAGTGCTTCGTCTAATTCGTCTTCGTTTTCACCTACTTCGCGCTCGTCAACTACTACCCATTCTTCGGTTAATTGGTTGCGGTCTACCTCGTCTAAAATGCTTTGTAATTCATTTACCGCGCTTAAGGCTACTTCTTCTTCTACCTTTCCGCTTGCGTCCATAAATTCGAGCGGTTTCAAGGTTTCAAAATATAGTTTCAAACTGATTTGATTGTACGCTAAAATCGTATCTAACGCATCTAAAATAAGTTCTTGATAAGGACGTACAACCATGTTGTAATAAAGCACGAAAGAGTTCTTTAATTCGTCCGCGTTGCTCGAGAATCCGTTTGAACTTGAAACCCCAAAAAGAAGCGGTGACGTTACATTGTGTCCGAGCATGATTTTACGCATACATTCATCACTTAAATACTCGTAATGTTGCGGCGCATCGTTTAGCGGTATGTCTACAACCTCGGTAGCTTGGTCTCTATTGTTGTTGAATGAAATAATTACACGTTCACCTTTCGAGCCTGTCAACTTGTTTTTAACGAGCCTTTCTGTATCGCTCATTTGCTCGTCGGTAGGGATTCCGTTGTTAAAGTTAATTATCTTAGTTCCACTGAATCCATTTTGAACCTCGTTAATTAAATAGTCCGCTATTTCTTCCTCCAAAACGGCATACGGTAAAGCACCTTGGTAATCAACTAAACTAAAATATTTTAATCCTACCGAATAAGGACGAACGTAAAGTATTTCAATGTCCTCTTTTGACGTACCGAAAGACGGAATTCTTTTAGGTGGGAATTTTTTAGTGTCCGTCCAATTGTCCGAGTAATAATACGCTTCTATTTCGCCGTCAGCATTGCACTTTTCAGGGCGTAAAAGGTGTACTGGTATATGGTATGCTTTGTCGATTCGCTTTCTGTCCTTAGAGTAGATTACTTGAAAAGCAAATTGACCGAGCATCTTTGCGTCCATGATAACTTTACGGATACAATCTTTGTTAAATAGGACGCGCATTTGAGCGTATTCTGCGGGTTTTCTAGACGCGTCTAAGGCATTCAATCCACGTCCGTAAATTAACTTCGCTATGTTGTTTATAATCGCGTTATTTGTAGGGCTGTAAGTATACCTGTCAATTAGATATTGGAAGTAATCGTTGTCTTCACCGTAATCAACCCAATTTTCTCGGCTGTTTTCGTGAACAGACGGGGTTTCATATTTCGCTAAATCAACAAAGTGAACGTTATTCATAAGTTATGTACGTGTTTTGTGTCACATTTGGGATATATTGCGACGTGTTATTAGGGTAATTATTCACGCTAAACGTGTCTAAGTTCTGAGAAGTTACGAATACCTTGTCGTAAAAGGTCATTACTGCCCCATCAAAAAGGAACATATCGTACCAATGGTTTTCGATTAGGTCGACATCGACATCTATTACAAGCTCAAAGTAGTACTCTAATTCGGTAAATGAAACTATCGCAAAGGTCTGTTCGGTGTTTGTTTGGTCATCTCGGAATATACAAGCGTCCGCGTTTTCGTACCTTGGAACGATACTAAGTGTTTTCTGTGCGGCAATAGGTGTTATTACTTGCATATCTATATAACTATTTAAAGACGAATTGTTTTAAAACAAAAAAAGGGAGCAGACCGTTTGTCCACCCCCTTCAAACTAAGTATTAGGAGAATTAAGAGCCTATTTTAGTTATCGTCGATAGCTGCACCACCAAACAATGCCGCTAGAGATGCTTCATCGTTACAATCCAAGAACGGCGCTGGAATGTTCTCCATGGCTGTAAATGTCAAATTATAACCGCTAAAATCACCCAAGGCACTACCAGTTGAGAAAGTACCCGCAGTTACGTCACATCCTCTTTCAAGACCTGCTAAAAAGAAGTTAAGGTTTCTGTCACGAACAACAATATGTGGTCGTCCATAGGAAAGCAACTTAACCGTTTTATGAGTAGCGATATCTTGACGCTTCAACTGAGCCACTACAACTTGCTCGAAGAACGTAGTACCGTTGTCACGGCTTGATTGGATTGTTTGCTCGAATGAGTTCGCACCTTTCAACTCAAATTTGTAAAGCGTAGTTACACCCGCAACCGCTGTAATTACGTCTTCGTAACCCGGAGTTGGAGGCGTAGTATCAAATGTTACGTCTGTTGGGTAGTTAATCCCGTAGTTTATAATGTAGATAGCGTCTATACCCGAAACCGAATCTTTACACGCTTCTAACCTTCCGTTTGCTATATCACAAGACATATCTAATGTATTAAAAAGTTAAAAATAGGGGGCTTTTACACCCCCGTTAATGATTATAGAGATACGTCGTAAACAACGCAGTCTTCCAAGATTCCGATTTGAGTACCCGCAGTATATCGAGCTACGAAACGAACGTTTTTACTACCGTCAATTGCACTCATATCTATAATTCGGCATTCTTGGTGGTCTGAAAGTAGACCAGTTCCAAAGAACAAGTTCTCTTTAGTCGAAGCCAACATAGTGTTAGAATCCATTCCGTTAGCCATGAAAAGCGGAATACCGTCGAAAGTTAAAGCGTTAGCGTTACCATTATACCAAGTTGTTCCTTGGTTGTTGATACCTGCCGCTCCAACACCCGAAGCGAATCCACCAAGCGCACGAACGTAAGCACGTACAACGTTTTGAGGAGCGTAGATTTTAAGACCTTCTTTTCCGTAAAGTCTTGACGGTAGAGCGTCGACCACCTTACCGATTTCAGCGATAACGTTAGTAGGGTCGATAGTTGTACCTCCAACACCTTGAGCCAATGGGATACCTGTTCCAACTTCTGAAAGAGCCAAAGAAAAAAGACCGTCGAATTGACCATTAACCGCGCTGTCACCAGTCCAAAGGGAAACTTCAGTACTTTCCGCCATGCTTCCAAGAAGACGCGCAATAAAAAAGTCAGTGAAGTTTTTAGGTAAAGTATCGAATGCGCTATAACCCATTTGGATAGCTTCCCAATCGTCTTCGAATTCTTTCTTACAAACGGTAGCGTTAATTTGTAAATACTTAGGTTCGATTACTCTGTCACCTAAAACAACGTCGCCTGTCGGGTCGAAGTCGCAAGAATCATTCTTGATAAAATCAGTTTGAGTAGTTAACGCTTTTACCGTGCTTCGGTATTTAACGTTAGGCATAACGGTTACACCGCCATTTTCAATAGTGTTTGCGCTCAAAAGAGCCGCACCAATGTACTTCCCTGCGAACTCGCCCGCGTAGGAAGAAGTGTTGTTAAAATTTGTAGGCATTTGTTAAAAAATTAAGATTTATAAATTATTCAGTTTATTTAAAACTCGGTCTAGCGAACTTTGAGCCTTTTGTTTTTCGTATCGGAATACTTGTACAGGCTTTTCGTTTTCAGGATTATAAGAAATAGGTTTAACGCTATTCTGTGTGCTTAATTCCGTCTTAATGGCGTTTAATTCAGCTTTCAATGCTTCGTTTTCTTCGCGCATTTTAGCAACCTCGCTAAACAACGTTTCCTTGATAATGGATTCGATAGTCTTTTTAGGCTGTCTTTCTTCGCTTGCCATTTCTTCTTCTTCTACGGTAGCGACTTCCTCTGTTACTTCCTCTTCGGTTTCTTCCATCTTTTCCTTGATTTCGGAAATGATACCTTCCTCAGTAACTACAAGAATATATTCGCCGCCTTCCATTTCGTATTCACCAACAGGCAACGGTACGTTTCCTTCTTCGGTTACTACGAATACTTCTGCGCCCGCTTCAAAAGAAGGTGCTTCGATTACGGTTGTTCCGTCTATTAGACGTGCTTGTTCAAGTTTCACTTCCATTCCTAAGAGCGTCTTGATTTCTTTTATTGCTTGTTTTGCGTTCATCGTTTATTTATTTAGACTTTACCTATTGATTTCATAGCCATTTCGATGTCGTTAAAATCGCCTTGCCCGTCCTCGATTAACATATAAATGTCGCTTAACATTTTATCAAGGTCAGAACCTTTAAGATTAACGCCTAATTCACCGCTCAATTTATCCATTTGAGCTTTGTATTTTTCAGCTGTTTTTTGTGCGCCTTGCCAAAATCCTTTATTTAAAGCAATATCTTTATAAGCCGCGTTTATAGTTGCCGCTGCTTTCTCAATTGTTGCTTTAGCTTTTACGGATTTTTTACTCCATTCTGTTAACTGCTTAATACCCCCTTGCATTTGGGTCATTAATGACAATTTAACATCTACTGCCGACAACTCAGTCTTTCCTAACTTCGCTATCTTTTCAAATACGTGTTTATTCATAACTTATTAACTATTTGGGTTTATATTGTTGCATTTTTAAGAGTAACTATTGCTTTTTGTTCGTGGTTGGTTCACGTTTTGGCTTTGGCTTGTAGTTTGATTTTCTAAACTACCAACGCCCTGTTGCCATAACTCACCGTTACAACATTCGCTTTTATAAGTGTTGTCTTTACATAGGCATCCGCGGCGACCGCCTAACGGGCTGACTGCTGCTCTTTCGTCTTGTTTAGGCATGGCTTAGTTTTTCAATGAAGTAAATAACGTCGTAAATTGATCCCGAATGACTTGCGTTAAACTTGATTTGTAATCCGTCATTTGCTACGTTCGTGTCAGCGTAGAAATTAAACGATCTCGAAAATACGTGTTCAACACCGTTGCCCTTTGGAAATACAATAACGTCGGCTATGTTTTCGTAATCGTCTTCCGTTGAACAATAAAAATTTAAGTCTGCGTGTGCATTGTTCGTGTCCATGGATGCTTTAAAAGCAATAGTAAGCGCATACGTTGAACCCGCCTCTAAGTTAAAAGAAGGGCTTGTATACATTCCTAAGACGTAAGGGTCGTTTGTCCTACCTGCGTTATTAGGTAACGTAAATTCAGTATTTGCGGTCATTAAATACGGGTTACTTACGTTGTACTCGGTGTCGTCGTAACGCGCCCATCCAACTTGTAGAGCGTTGTTATTAATAGGCGCAAATTGTATCCACTCGACACCATTACCTACATAGTAATTTCCGTCGCTTTCGATTAAAGCGCCTACTTCGGCTAATGAGTTCGTTTTTTTGTCACGGTCTATACTTTCCATCTGAACGCTGAATTGACTATTTCGGCGTCTTCTTTCGCGTGGCGGGTTTCTTTCGTTAGGCATCTTTTAGTATGTTTTTGATTTGGTCTAATAATGATTCGTGTTTTGATAGTTCTTCTTTGCTATCGAAGTACCCCTCGATTGAAAAACCTTTTACCTCACCCGCTTTTACCTTTTCCCAAACTTCCTCGTTATCTACTTTCATGGATAGCATCCAAGTACCCATTGGTAGGTTAAATCCGTACTTAACGCTCTTGTCGTGCTTCTCGTCTTCGACTATCCAACTTTCAACTACGGACATTCCGTTTATTTCTTTCATGTGTTCATAGGTCGCGTTATTTTGCTTACCTCGTTTTAAAAAGAGTTCGGATGCTTTACGAATGGTGTTCTCTGAAAAGAAAATGTAGTATTCTTCTTTCGTTTTTTCGTTCAATCGTAAAATGTGCTTGTTAGGAATCAAAGCAGCTCCCATTAAAATGCGCTTTTCCTCGTCTACTTCTTTTAATTCGACAAAGTGCTTATTCAATGCTACCCAGTCTTCCTCTATTGCGGGGTGTTCTACAACACTAACGGCATAAACGCCTTGCTTAATGTTGTTTTCGTCTAAAACTAATTCGATAACGTCCATATTTTGATAACTTAAAATGTTTACAATGTTGCATTATTCACACGCGCCCTGTCTAATCCTTGCGCTGTGGTCACGTCACCACTCACGACATACGCTTGAATAGGTTGACCTGTTAACTGAGCAAGTGCGCTAACGTTGGCATTTCCTACGACGTTAAATTCAGGCGTTGTAACCGTGCCTAATTCGGGGCTACTTGGTGAATTTGAAGTAGTTTCACCTTGATATTGTTGTTTAGAAATGTTTCGAATATTCGCTAAACCTGAAGCGGCGGCGGCGGCGGCGGCTAAAACTGCCCTCACAACAGAGGAAGGGTCATTTACTATTAACTGCGAACCATACGCGGCAACCGTGTTTTTATACATTTCAACTGTTGCTTGTGCAATCTGTAAAGCCTTATTTCGCTTGAATGCTTTCTTACGTTGTGCTTCGGTTTTACCTTCAAACATTGAACTAATACTTGAAAGTAAATTAAGACCCGTTTGGACATTCTCGGCGTATTGTTGTTGCATGGCTACTTTGTCGGCAAAGTCTTGTTTTCTTTTCTCTAAATCTGCTACGGCTTGTGCGTCCTTTTCCGCTTGTTCTTTGTCGCGAATTACTTTAAGGTCAGCTATATATTGTTGCTCTAAAAGTTTTTTAAGTTCGGCATTTTCTCCCGCCGCTTTGATTTCTTCGTCAAATTTTTGTTGACGTAGTAAAGCTTCATATTCATACTTTCCTAAAAGTAATTCTTGTTCCTTTTGCCATTGGGCGTCCTTTAACGCGTTTATTTTGTCTTGTTGTTCTTGTGCTTGTTTCGCTTCGGCATCGTCGTATTTTTTGTTTATGTCTAATTCAGCTAAACGAAGGCTTTCCGCTTTTTCCTTGATTAAATCGTCGTACTGGGTTTGCTCTATTTCTTTTTTGTTTAACTTTTCTTGAAGGTCTTTAAGTTCGTATTTTGAATTGAGTTGAAGTTGTGCGAGTTCTTTTTCGCGCCCTTCTTTCATTTGGTTAATACGTTCCTGTTCAATCTCACGGGTAAAGTCTGCGGTTTCTTGTGCCGTCTTTGCGGTTGTCGTTGCTGTCTTTTTTTGACCTTCTCGAATTTCTAATTGTAAGCCGTCATAATCACTTTGAAGCTGTCCTAAATACATTTTGGATTCGTGGATAGCCGCTTTGTTTTTTTCCCGTGTTTCTTTGGGGTCAAAGAATGCCTTCGCTATTTTCTTCGAAGCCATTTCGTTAAACTCGTTAATCGTGCTGTTAATGTCCTTACTGATAACCTTACCTTTACCCATTAATTCAGAAGCCTTGTTAACGGTCCAAATTAAAGCGTCAATCGGAGCACTTACTAATCGAATCGTAAACGTAGTCGTTTCAAGTAAAAACCTTGCGATTTGTTGAGCGTATTTTGCAGACCTTTCAACGGCTTCTTGTTCTTCTTTTGCTCGTTTTTGCAGTAACTCTAATTCTACTTGCGCGTTTTTAATGGACACCTTTAACTTATCCATTTTTATTTTACGGATTTCGGCTTCGGTTTTGCCTTGTAGTTTTAACGAGTTTTCTTGTAAGGCTAAAAGTTCGGTTGATTTTTTGTCAGCTTCAACCCTTTTTTGGGATTGCTTATACAGTTTTTCT